TTGCAAAAAGACGTTGGGTTTATGGTCAGGGCGTAGGTTCATCAGAAAATATTGATTCTGCCTATAGCGGAACCTCTGCCGTAATTGATTATCCATTTGCTGACTATACCGCCAATTATAATTACCCAAGTTTTGCACAATGGCAACAGGGGAGTTTTGATAACTTATCAACAACTGCAACATCATTAACAACCCCTGAATATGTTTTGCCTACAATTTTTACGGGCACAAAAACCATTCAAGACTTATATGATGATTCAGATACACTATATTCAAACATAGCAAGTGGAAACCTTGGCACCGATAGTAGATTCATATCACTAAATCCTAACAACTCCTGGGACAATGAAGGAGCATATATTAACTTTTCAAACTTTAATATATTAAATGATCAAGTGGCTTCTGTCTACGGAGTCTTTCAAATAAACAACCAAGGCAGTGGAACCAACGATGAAGAACAGATATTATTTAAAATATACAATCAAAGCACAGGAAATTATTTTACTGTTAATGTAGATGGTCTGGAGATTGTTTACTCTTTAGTCTACGGTGGAGTTTCAGAAGAAATTTATCGTACAGACGATATTGGACTTCAGGAACTTTTTGCAGCAGGAATTAATATTCAAAATCTTGTGTTACAAAATGGTGGAAATGTCGCTACATTCTTTGGAAATCAAAACTCTTTAAGCCTTTACGTTGGTGGAGACAATTCTGGAGATAAAACCTTTAAGGGTTATATTTTTTCTGTTGGTCTTTCAACAGCCTTAAACTCAAATGAGATATCACAATATTTTGAAGATAATGGAACTGCTATCGTTGATACCTATGTTGGAAGCGGAGTTGAGTATTCAGAAAATGCCCTTGCCCTTTTAGAACACACAGCAAGTTATACTCTTTTGCCAACATTTGCATATAATAAATTATTTTTAGATATTGGAGTTTCAGGGCATTGGGAAGACTATTTACCATTATCTTATTTTGGACAATACGTTCAGAATGATATTGGAAATTCTTTTTATGACTTAGACTTCTTACAGTTTAATCTTGGATATCCATCTACATCTAGCCTACTGCAATCAGAGACTGTTGGATCCTGGACATACCAAGGATTAAAGGATGAGTATAGAATCCCAACAGAAAAAACCTATGGAGAATTAGATAATGCACTCTTTACTGGTTGGAGCAACTATCAAGATTTATCACAAAAATCTTTAAAGAATTATGAATATAATACAGAGCAAGCATCAATTAGAAGTTATATAACTTTTCAGTATATTCAGGAGGGGGCGAATGCACTACCTAGCAAATTTACAACTACAGTTTCTGCAAAAGAAAACTCAATTGTTGACGTTTCTGAATACGCATCTTGGAATAGCACAAAATTTGAGGTTGTTGATAATACATTAATCTATCCAAGAAAAGACATTGACTTTAATGATTTGGCAATTGTCTATAGTCTTGACTTTAATGTTCGTGGAATCTTAACAAAGCCAGTATCTCTTAAAAAACTAGAACTTGCGTCTCAGTCTTTTAATGAAAACTCATTTAACCCCATTGGAACAAGATTTGGAACAGATCTATTCCCATACAAACGCTCTGGAATATACTATGACTATAAAGGAAAAAATCCTTTTAGTATTTATAAAGGAAGTACTCCATATCTTTATTTTAATAAAACATCTGGAATCCAGGTTCGTGGAGACTTTGACTATAATTTTGATCGTGGTATTTCAATGCCAATTAATCAGTCTATTGCAGACAACTATAGAGTAAGTGCTTTTCAGTCTTGGGTCAAATATGATAAAAGATCTTTTCCTTTAACACCAATAAGTTTGTTTGAAATAAGACATAAAGCAGACACAATTGTTTTTAATATTGTTGCAAATGATGAGTTTGGACAAAGAGGAAGAATATTTGCAAAAAATAAAAGCGATAACTCAGACTTTGACAACCTATCATATTTTATAAACGGAAAACTTGTTTATAATCCAGTGTTGACCCTTAACGAATGGTCCGTACTAGGTATAAACTTTGGAACAGCCTTAAACCTTGATTTATTTTTGGGATCTATAAATCTAAATAGTCCAGCAATATTTAATAATATTTCTTTTTACCAAGCAAATAATCTTCAGCAGTTACAGTCTAGAGGCACTAGACCTTGGAGTAGAGTTAAGCAAGAAGATGGGCTTAATAATGACTGGGCATTTTGGCTAAATAACTACTCTTGGGACAGTACATTATTTACATTAGCCTCAGCCTTGTATGGCGTAAATGCACAGGATGTTTATAATAATTACATGGGAACTAATAAGATTATCATTGATGACGAAGAGGGTATGATATTTGATGCTGACAAGATGAGAGTCTATAATGACACTAGTTGGTCAGTATCTGTAGGTACACCAGTGTAATCTGGTATACTTGTGGTTATGGATTCTTTATTTAGCCCAAAAACTGGCAAACCAATTGTTGAAAATGTAAGACGTAAGGTCATTGATAAGCATTATGACTGGGGTCTTTACGTATACAAGAAGTCAAACGGAAAGTGGTTTACTGATGGAACGGGTTCTGTATTAAACATTCCCGCTCAAAAAGGTGACATCTCAAAGATTGCAGAACTTAAGAGGGCTGCAATATTCAATGGCGACGATGGGGAAGGTACAGCACACTTTGTTGCTGGATTAACCAGAGTATCTGAAGAAGAATATTCAGAACAAAAAGATAGAATGAGACAGGGTTTAATTCCAAATGTTAATGACTTAGGCGCTATCGCTGATGCACAAAAAACATTAAAAACACACGGAAGGGATGCGTACGAAAGTGACTGATGACGATGACTTCCAGTATGTAAGAGCAAGTTTAAATACTCAAGAGCAAGAAGAAAGTCAATTTAATTTAAATGACCCATTTAATAAAAACTGGGAAGAGTTACAAAAATACTCTGGCCTAGATCAAAACTTCCGTCGTCGTGTAGCAAGACAAGTAAGCAAAGCAATAACTCCAAATGAAGCATATTTAGATTCTGCAAATGCAGTTCCGTCTGGAGTAGATGCTGGATCAAAGGCTCTTAATCCTGGAACGGTATATAGAAATGGATACGGTCTATTTGACGTAATCACACCACCATATAACATGTATGAACTTGCAAACTTCTACGATACCTCTTTTGCTAACCACGCTGCAATTGATGCAAAGGTAGAAAATATTGTAGGTCTTGGATATCGCTTTGATATTGCAGATAGAACTGCACTTAGACTAGAAATGTCAGAAGATGAATCAGCAACTGAAAGAGCAAGAAATAGAATTGAAAGAGCCAAGATTGAATTACGTGACTGGCTAGAAAACCTTAATGATGATGATAGTTTTACAAAGATCATGGAAAAGGTTTACACAGATGTTGAAGCAACTGGAAATGGATTTATTGAAGTTGGAAGAACAATCAAGGGCGAGATTGGTTACATTGGACACATCCCAGCAACCACTGTTCGTGTTCGTAGACTTAATGATGGCTACCTTCAAATTATTGGTCAGGCTGTTGTTTATTTTAGAAATTTTGGTGCAAATAATCCAAACCCAGTAACAGCAGATAGCCGTGCAAATGAAATTATTCATCTTAAGTCATATTCTCCACTAAACACGTACTATGGTATTCCAGACATTGTTTCTGCAATGCCATCTTTAATTGGAGATCAACTTGCTTCAAGATACAACATTGACTATTTTGAAAATAAAGCAGTGCCACGATACATTATTACTCTAAAGGGTGCAAAACTATCTGGAGACGCAGAAGATAAGATGTTTAGATTCCTTCAGACTGGTCTAAAGTCTCAGTCTCACAGAACTCTATATATTCCACTTCCTGGAGATACAGATCAAAACAAGGTTGAGTTCAAGATGGAGCCAATTGAAAACGGTATCCAAGATGGATCATTCAAAGAATATCGTAAGCAAAATCGTGACGACATTTTAATTGCTCATCAAGTACCTATTTCAAAACTAGGTGGATCAGAGTCTGGACTTGCAGCAGCACTTTCTCAGGATAGAACATTTAAGGAGCAGGTTTCACGACCTGCCCAACATCATCTTGAGAAGGTAGTCAACAAGATCATTAAGGAAAAGACAGATGTTCTTGAACTTAAGTTTAATGAACTAACTCTTACTGATGAAATCGCCCAGTCTCAGATTCTTGAGAGATACGTTAAGACTCAGGTTATGACTCCAAATGAGGCTCGCACAGCACTTGATTTGCCACAGAGAAAAGATGGAGATACTCCATTTGTGATGACTCCAAGACAGGCAACAGATGCTAGAGCAGACCTTGCTGGTAATCGCCAAAGGGATGCAGAAAGAACAAATAGCCAATCAGATGGTGCCGCAACCCTTGATGGACGCAATCCACAGGGAGAGGGAAGAGCGTCTCAATAATTGAGAAATCTCTTAAAACATTTGGTATAATGGATAACGATATGTTAATCAATAAAGCACACTGGACAACAGACA